TTGCCGCTGTGGATCAGTACGCCCGAGTATCCCTTCACGCTGACAAGACGCGGGAGGACACGCCCGAAACGCTGCGAACGTGTTTGCATGTCGATGCGATACGTGCCGGTGGGAATCGCCGTTGCGCCCTTCACTTTGAGAGCGGCGATTTCGTCTTCTGTCATGCTTTCGCGCAAACCGCGGTCGGTGTCTTCGAGCGTGTCGCAAAAATATCGGCCGTTGATTTCCATTCGTCCGATGGTGTAGCCCGCCTTCAGGGCGTGGCGTTGTAGGAGGATTCTCATTTCTGTGTAATTTAGAGGTTTCGTTTGAGGGGAATGTCGAGAAGCGCGGGAGCCCCGCTCCCTTGTGCCGTCGCTTTCAATTCGAGGAACGAGTCCATCGCGCCCGCTTCGGCGTCTTTGATAAACTCATTCAGATACCAGACGGCCTTTTGCGCGTCTTCTACGGCTTTGCGCCGCGCTCCTTCGAGCGTGCCGTCGTGTTTGTGTCCGCAGCGCCAAACGTATTTCAGCGCGTTGCCCAGGCAAAAGGGCATTCCGCGCGCCACGTCGATACATTCCGCGCCGCCGTGGTTGTAGTGTGCGGGGTGGTCGACTGCCGTGCTTGCGGATTTGGCAACCGACGGCTCCCGATCTGTTGTTTTTTGTTCTCTCGTGTCCACGTTTTCGGGATTTTGGGTGTGTGATACGTCGCTCATGGTCATTGTTTTGCGTTTTCGGGTTCTTGATTCTCGTCCGTCTGTGTTTTCTCCGCGGGGACGATGTCACGGTTTTTGGCCTCATCGAAGACGGCGGCGGCAAATTTCTGCGCCATCTTCGAAAGGTCGTGCTCCGAAATGGTGGCTTGCACGATGTCGTGGAGCTTTTCGATTTCGGCTTTCTCCCACGCCTTCTCCCGAATGCTCCAAAACTCGCACAGCACGCACCAGGCCGCCCAGCCCATCGAGAAGTAAGGCGCGGCGCAGAGCGGGGAGCCGATGATGTCGATAAGCGAAAGCACGAGAAACGGGACAAGGTATTTCACCGCCTTTCGGCTTGTCATCTTCAGCCCCCGCGATGTCGTGGGTTGCCCGCGTTCGTGGGCTTTGCGAATGCCGAAGAAGAGGTCGAGCGCCATGGCGATCAGTATTGCCGCGGTGCAGAAAATGATGAGCACGATGTGAAGATACAAATGCTGTTCGGCAAAATGAAGGAGGGTCTCTTGCATAGAGGTTTGGTTTTTGTGTGTGGTTATATGAATGAGGTGGAGTGCGAGTCGCGGGCGGGCTTTTCACCAGCTCCCCACGAGTTCGCCTTTCCACCAAAGCGTGGGGTTATCTCTTTTACGGCCTAACATGGTGAAGACGGCGGTTCTTTTTTCGAGAATCTCCACACCGCCGATGAAGAGCGACGTCTGGGTGTCGTTGAAGACCATAAACTGTGCGCCGTAGTAGCGCATGGCTTGACTATTGTCTGGCGTTTCGCTTTCCTCCCCGTCGTTAAGAGGCCCGCCGCCTGTGTTGATTGTCGGCCTCAGCGCGCCGAAGTTTCCGCGGAAGATGACGTATGTGCCGACGGCAAACGGGTTTAAGTAGAAAACGTCCCCGTCTTCTTCGATTTTCCCCCCGTATTCTTTCCAATTCTCGGGGGTTATCACCACAGGCCGCCGACGCGTGAAACCCGCAAACGTTGCCGTGCCCCCGATGTAGGCCGCTCCCGTCTCGGCGTCGAGTTCAAAGGTCGCGTTTCCCCGTTTATCGAGGCCGACAACGTTCTCCACCTGCAGATTTTTGATGAGCGAACGCCGCGCCAGCAGCAAGTCCGTAGCCACAAAGCCCTGATATGTGCCGAGCTCCCACCATTCCGAGTCGGCCGCGGGGGCTTTGTCCGCCGACTTCGCGTGGGGTTGTTTGCATTGGTAGAACTGCACTTGCTCGCCTTGGCGCACTTGCACCACGTCCAGGTAGGTCTCGCCCGCGTGCCCGCTCTCAAAGGTCGTGCCGTCGGCCAATCGGTCGTAGTCGCCGAGCAGTCGCACCGCCGCACCCCGCACGCCGGGCGACCCGTCGGCGCCGCGTTGGTCTCTGAACGAGGGGCACCACTGCGTCGCTCTGTCTCCTTCTTCCAACTTCGGGGCGCACCACACCACGCTCTTTGCGTAGCCCGTGTGGGGCGTCGTTTCGCGGTGCCAGGCGCGGAGCAACAGCAGCACGCCGTCGGGGTCTTGCACCGCGGGGGCGCGGAAGGTGAGCGACACGCGCGTCCAGCCGTCTTGTTTCACCGTGTTGGGGTGGACGTGCTCGGTGGGTGTGGGATAGACGATCAGCCACGCCACGTCCGCCCCGCGCACATAGGCCGAAAACGTGTAGGTGCGTCCGGGAATGAGTTGCCCCACGTTTTGGTAGAGCTGCGCATATTCGCCATCCTTCGTCCCGGGGTTGATGGCACACAACGCGGGCACACAACCATCGACGGCCGAAGAGAATATGCTGATGTTGGCGCGTCCCGCAACGGGCTCCTCGCCGTGGATGCCAATCTTCCAGGTGATCTCTTTGCGCCCCAAGTTTTTGAAGTCCGTATCGTCGAGCAAGTTCGCATTCGGTGTGAGTCCATCTTTGCCGTCTACACCGCGCAGACGCGTCCACACGTAGTCGTGGTAATCTTGGCTCGCGCCCTCGTCGAAGTCTGCGTAAATGCCGAAGTACGAGAACTCGATTTCACCGCCGCGCCCGAGATCTTCTTCCAAGGTGAAGTCTTCCGCCCCGTCCGCACTATTCGCGTAGGCAATGTGGGTGTAACTAGTTCTGCCCTTCTCTCCGCTCAAACGGCCGTAGGTGATTTTCCCGTTTGCAGCGGTGAGTCGATACCAAAGCACCTCGCCGTCGCGGAGGGTCGGGGGCGCGTCTTGCCACGTTCCCCGAATAGTCGGGGCGGTCGTACCCGATGCGGTGGCAAGTTGTGAGGACGCGGCGAAATCATAAACGGGGCTTTTGCCGTCCGCTCCCGATTCGCCCACCACGCGCAGCGCACCGCCCCACGTCGTGCCGTTGCCCGTACGCATCCACACATCGCCCTCGGCGAAATCGTCGTGCCACGTCCGCGCGTCGGCGCTGTATTGCGCCCGAATGCTCGTGCCGTTCGTGCCGTCCTTTCCGTAATGTCCAATCAGTCGCACCTTGGTTTGTTCAGCCGTGCCGTCGGTGTACTCCGAGCGTTCGTAGCTCCAAAGCCACGGGCTCTCCTTCGTGGGCGGCGGCGCGGTTTCCGTCCATTCAGACGTGTCGGGCTGCGGCGCGTCCCTTTCGGTGGTCAGCATATAGAAAGCGCGCATGCGGCTCACACCGCGGCCGTTGTCTCCTTTATCCCCCTGCACCTTTGCCCAAACGTAGCGCGCGGGGTCTGTCGATGCGGTTTCATTTTCGTCCGTATAGGTTCCGAGGTAGGCGAACTTTTCGCCTTTTGGGTCGAGTGTGCACGGATTGCCGTCTGGACTGTTGGAATACGCCACGTGCGTGTAGCTGCTCTTGCCCTTTCGGTCGTTCTCCGACGTCGTCCACTCGGTGGGGGTGTCTCCGATTTCGAGCTTAGGGGCGGCGAACCACACCGTGGCGTTCGGCGCGGGTCTGAATAATCGGAGGAAAATCCATTGATTTACGTTGAGCACTTCGGGAGTCGTGAATGTCAGTGCATAACGAGTCCATTCGCCGTCGTGACTGTGACTAATGTAAATCGCATTAAGAGGTTTGTGTGCCGTAACGATAGAAGCACGATCAATCCCTTTGGTCGTCTTGACCCATGCACTGAGTGTGTAAGTCGTGTTTGGCCGTAAACGACTTCCGACCTCCTGATTTATTGATGCGAAAGCCTGCCCTTTGAGCATTTGAGTTTCGTAGCGCACCGCGCGTGTTCCGGGGACGGGGCTTTTCGTCGTATCGTCAATCTCAGCGGCGGCGATCTCGTAATCCCACCCCTTCAATGCTTTTGTAAAGGCGCTATTGTCGAGCAGATTGGTATGGTAGTTCTCACCGTCGCGTCCGTCTGTTCCCGTTTTGTCCTCTTCGGACAAGCACCACGGGGTGGCGTCTTCTCCTTCTTCGAACTTGGCGCAACAGATCTCCAACCAATCGTCCGTGCTCTGCGATTCCGAAAGTGAAGAGAAGAACCACGGAAAGACTCGCCCCGATTCTACGCGAAACGTACACACAACGCGCCGCCATTCGTCCGAAATAGGCTGATACAGATAATCGGCATTGTCGCGGCTAAGTCCGTTTACAGACGTGCGTCTCTCCACCACCGGGTTCCATTGAAAGTAGAACGCGCTGCGCAGATACCCCTTGCCGCGAACATAAAACGAGTACGTGTACCATTGCCCCGCTTTGAGCGTGCCGGTGATTCGTTCATTTCCGACATTAAAGGCGTATATTCCATTATTTCCCGGTGCCGCTTCGGGGTCGGCTTGCACACGAAAGCACTTTGTTCCGTATTTCCCCCCGTCGGGTGTGGTGATATTCGCCCCGCCTTTTCGCGACTCTCCTGTTTGGTAAGGAATATTCCCCTCCTTGTCTCTCCACTTCGCGGTGAAGTTGAGCAAGTTCGGGTTCGTCGGCGGGGCGGACTTACCATCATAGCCGGGGCTGCCGTCCTTCGGCTTTGCCTGAATGAGCGTCCAGTGAATAGAGTTCGGCGCGGGGGCGGTGTTGCCGTTGCCGCCGCGTGCCAATTCGTAGAGCGCGCCCTCGTGCCAAACGCGCGAAATCTCAAAAGCCCCCGTTTCGGGGTTCTGCTGCTCGTAGAAGTAGCGCGACGAAGCCGACCACAAACCGCGGTCGACACGTTCGGCCAACGGGCGACCTGCGGGCGTGTAGCGAAGAATGTTTTGCGTAATGATGCCGCGAGCAAACACGTAGTCCGAAGCATCGGCCACGGCCGCACCGAAATGCTCGCGCAACCACGCGGGCAACTTGCCCACCACAAAGCCGTCGGACTGCGTGCCGTCGACAATCGGGGCGGAAACCTTCACACGGCGCACGATACGCCCTTCCGTCGCGCTCTCCACAATGTGGCTTTGTCGCTCCGGGTCGGTCGTGTTGCCCCACCGCGCCAGGCGCATCAGCGGCACGGGCGGAGCGTTGTGGCCTTCGGGTGTCTGATTGTCGGCATAAAGGCTCGCGGTGAGCGTCCCCGCTTGGGCATCCACGGCCTCAACACGCAACCACGAGGTGCGAATTTCGGCCGCGCCGCCCGATGTTCCTACGCTGTTGTAAGCCCCGCGCAGGACGTCGCCCGCCCGAAAGCCCGTCACGTCTCCTTGAAAGCGCTCTTGCAGCACCACCTTCCAACGGCCGTCGCGTTGTTGCTCGGCGCTTTTCACCAAGCCGTTCTCGGTGTGGAAGACGTCGCCCTCGCTCAATGCAATGCGGTTGATCTGATATTCGGCGGCGCGAAAGAAACCGCGCACCGCCATGCTCTGAAATTCCGCATTGCCCGTCGCGTCGATGCGCGCCCCCGCGCCGGTGTTCAGTCCGTCCGCGAAGTTCGGCGTGCGCAGCGTTTCGGCTTCTGTCGCATGGGTTGCACGGTCGGCCGTCGCTGCCGTGGTGGCGTGCTCTGCTGTTTGCGCACTCTGCGCGCGGGAGGCGGTGTCGGCCGTATTGGAATGCGCGGCCGTTGTCGCACTCGTCGCCGTTTCTGCATGGGCGGCGTGTGTAGCCTCATCGGCATGCGTCGCATTCTTTGCATTGTCCGCATTGAGTGCGTGGGCGGCTTCCGCAGCGTGGGCGGCTTCGTTGGCTGTTTCCGAGTGTGCTGCGCGCTGTGCATTGCCGGCGGTCGCGCTCTCCACAATTGCCGACGCTCCGCCGGTGGTGAGTCCTTCGCCTTCGCGGCGAGTTTTGCTGCGAGGACGCGACGGCACAGTGGCGGTGGTGAGGGTGTAGGTCTTCTTTTCGTCTGCCATAGCTTATAATTTTTCGTCCGATTCCACGGCTTTGTATATATCGGGGGTCAATTCTATTGCGGTGATGTCTCCGCAGTCTGCAATTAGGTCTTGTCGCTCTTCGACAACGATAAAGCGGGCGCGCCCTTGATTCGCCTCTGTGCGTGGGGCGAGTTGTCCGTCGTAGATGTAGGCCTCCCCGCTCAATTTCGTGTGTCGTGTGGCATATTGCGAGTAAATCGAGTTAATGAGGAGCTGTTCCGGGCGGGCAATCACCCCGCCGCGGGCAATGTCATTGGAACGGATGGCGGTGTGGCTGCGCGCGTCGAGATAAAGCCCGCGGCAAATCGGTTCGCCTTCTACGTCGTCGGGCAACGTCCCGCACTTCGTTTCGATGGCGAGCTCTTCCTTTGCGTCCGGGTGTAGGGTTGCGCGGTACTCGATGTCCGGCACTTCGGGAGCACCGCAATCGCCCCACGAGCGGACGACCTCCAAATCGGGTGCCTTCACCGCAAACCAATTCAAATGCGCCGGCGGCGGTGCTGAAGACGGGTCGGCATTGTACGGATAGACTTCTAATTGGCTGTTTACCTTGATCGTCAAGAACCCGCCTTCTTCAGGGTACGGGAGCAATTCGCCATCGGGCAAACTGTTTTCGTAATCGAAGATGTGTGTGCTGTTGTTGTTGTGCAGTCCGAAACGCTTATCGTGGGGTTGCCCGATATTGTTGCGGTTGGTTTTCCAGCCGCCGATGGCGGAGTGCTTAGAAGGATCGGATTTGTCGAAATAAGCCAACCAACAACGGGGAACGACGTCCGCGCTTCCTTCTTTTATCCACGACTTCGTGCCCGATTGATACAATTGATATTCTGCCGTTGACACGTTCTTGTCATAGCGCCGGTGGTCGTTGTCGTAACGCCAAACATTTTGCCCGGTGATATCGGCGCATCGCACCTCCACCGAAAGGAACGCCCACCCGCAATCTTTGTCCATGCCGTCCCGTTTCTCTTTGTCTTTCGTTCCGTCGGCGGGCGTGGTGATGGGACACAGCGCGCGGTCGGCCAAAATCGAGATGCGCAACCGCAGTTTGTAGAGCCCGGGGTTGGCGATTTTGGGAAGATAGACGCGGCGCGTTTCGTATATGCCGGCGGCTCCCCAGTTGGGTAATGTCCCATTTCCTGCGACAATGTTTTCGGTCGGGGCTTTCACACAGTAGGCCGTAGCCTCATCGCCTTCGCCCAACGGGAGAAACTTGCACAAACGAGCAAGCGGATAATACTTGTTGGGGTTGTCGGCGAGCCCTAACAAGAAAGACGGTTTTTTCTCGACAGAAGAAAATCCGACGCGGGTCCCGCCGTCGGAGAACGTCCCACCGCCAGACTTTCCGCTCCAATACTCCTGCGCAAACAGATAAACGTCCGGGTGCGTGATCTCCACTTTTTGTGCGATGCGCGTTGAGCGTGTTCTTTCCAACACTCCCCATAACTTGTGCAGCGGCCGCGGAAATTTTAGATCGTCGCTTTCGAGCAGCTTGTTCGACGCATAGGGCGAAAACGAAATGCGGACGTTGTTCGCCACGCTGTCGACTCCCAGCGTTTGACTGTCTGAACTCCACACCACGGCGGGGGCTTGTTCCACGAAATAGAGCCCCTGCAAATCATAAAGCCACACACGACCGGCGCGCTGTACCAATTTCAGCCCCAGGGGATAGAGAAGCGCCGTAATCGCTTCGCTGAGCGTAGATGCTTTTTGGTCTTCATCGAAGAAGTTATCAGGCGAACACCCCAACCATGATGCAACGCCCGCATCGTCTCCCGGCTTTCCTGAAGTAGCCGCAACCAAACTATCATCGAACGGCAAAGACAGCCCCGCCCGTGCAACGGCCGAACGAATGAGCGTGCCGATGGTTTCGACGCCGTTCGTGAGCTGCGAGGCGCTGTAACTGTATTTCAGTCGCTGCCAAATGCCGAAATCGCCAAAAGTAAGAGAAACAGTGTAGTGCTCGGCGCTTTGATAGGGCTCTTCGTATTCTTCGGCATCGAGCGTACCCGTCCAATACAAAGCACCGTTTCTATACACGTCCATGCCCACCGCGCCGGGGGCGATGGTATAGAGCCCTGTATAAGTGCGGTCGCCGGGGCTGTCGAGGCGGAGCGTAGCCGTCGAGGCGCAAATCGGTTCGTGTTTCGCCGTCTCTTTCCATTCGATGACAAGCGCCTCATCGGCTTCAAAGCGCAATTCTTCGGGCTGCGCAACAGCTTGAACGCCGGTACGCCACAAGTCCACACGATGCAAGACGCCCGAATGGCTCAGAAATTCGCCGCTGTGGGTGATGGTTTTACTCATTTGTCGATTTAGTTACGTCCGTTGTGTCTTGATACCTTACTCAATACGCCTACCAGGTCGCGTCCTTCGATACGGAAACGCACCGAACCGCCGCCGCTACTTTCTTGTGGGGCGATGAGCGAACGCAGGCGATCGAGCGGTGCCACCACTTCGGGGTTGGTGCTTGCTCCCGCATATTCGCCGAAGAGTCCGAGCGTGGGGCCATAGGCGATGCCACCTTCTGCGAACTTCGGAAGTGATGCCATGGTGGCAATCATTACGCCCGTCAGCGCGGCGGCCGCCGCGATACCCACCCACGGAATTGCTGCGTGCGCGTTGAACGTCTTTGCGGCGGCGCCGGCCACGTTGGTGGTGGCTTCGGCCTTGTTGGCTGCGGTCTTTGCCGTGGCGGCCGCGATGGTGGTTTGCGCTTCGGTTTGCACCGCCTGCGCATTGAGAAGAGTTGCCGCAGTTTCGCCCTGCTTTTCTAATTTATTCGCTTTGCTGAGGTATCCAAAGATGCGCATCACTTCATTGACGGACTTAAACCCTTCGTGCAATTGCAACACGGCATTTATCACCGCAGACAACTTTTGCCACGCATTCGAATTGCCCCGCAGCGCGCTGCTGAGAGATTGCACCGCATTGCCAATGGACGACACGCTCCCCCATGCTCTTTTCACCATATCGACCGAAAAAATAGACTCCCTGCGCCACTTGTACAACGTTTGCAGTCCCTCCATCATTTCTTTGCGCTGTTGCGGTGATACGGGGTTCGTCTTGTCCGCCAATCGCTTCTGAATTTCCTCTATGCGACTTTGGATTTCTTCGATTCCCATTGCACGAACACGGATGCGCATTTCACGTGTCCCGAGACTCGAAATTTCCTTTATTTCGCGGAGCTTTGTCTGCCATTCCGCGGCGCTCTTCAACGCGTCAAGTTTGCGCTGGTAGGCGGAAATCGTCTTCTGCGTATTGTAGTACTCGTCGCCGCTTTGTTTCTCCGAGGCCGTGTTGAGCTTCTCGATGGCTTCCGTCAATTCGTTCACCGTGTGCAGCTCTTCGAGCCGTGCCACTGTGTGTTTTTGTGTGATTTCAAGTTCTTTGCGAGCATACTTTTCGCGGGCCGCGGCTTTCATCTCGTCAAAATAGTCGCGTTCCTCTGCCGATAAGTCTTTCGCCGTCACTGTAGAGCGATCGAAATGCATACCCTTATCACGTGCGGCGCGGTGCGTGGCATTCCACACGGCCTCCGCTTGGTCACGCTTAGCCTCAACCAGTGCGGCCGTCTGTTCGGAGATGTTGGCGAGCTCTTTTTTAAAGTCGAGCTCGTTTTGCGCGCGTTCCTTTTCTGCTCCTTCTTTCCGCGCATCAATGTCGGCTTGTGCCAACGCCACGTAGCGCTCGCGCTGCGCTTTGATAGCATCCGCCTGCTCTTTGTCCTGCGCCTGCTTCAATGCGTGCGCATCCTCGGCTTCCTCCTTGAGCTGCTTTGCGATGTCGGTCTTTTTCGGCGTGTGGGCATTATGCTTCCCGCCTTTACTCCCACCGCCTTTTCCACCGCCGTGCGAACCTGCAGAAAAGAATTCCAGTTGCTTGTCGTAGTACGCAATTTTTTTGCGTAGCTCTGCAGCTTCTTTGCGTCCTGTTGCCGAGGACATGTCTTTGTTATCCAAATCGTCCTGCGCGCTTTTCTTCAAGTTCTCCCAGTAGGCTTTGTTTTGAGGGGCTTTTTCTTTTTTGTTGCCGGAGCTCGGCGGGGGGCTAACCCCCAAAGCTGCGTCGGCATCGGCGCGGACTTGTTTCTCGTACCCGTTTAACGATCGAAGTTTTTGTACGAGATCTCTAAATGGATTGAAGATTCTCTGACTCACCACTGTGTTCGGAGCTCCAGACGTTATTACCTTATCGAACTGCTTTACATAATGCTCGCGAAATTCCGCCCCCGAGTCAATATTCCTAAGAACCTCATTCAGCTGCTTATTTATATTCCCACCATGAAAGACCGTAGACAATGTTCCGCGAAGTTGTTTTACTAACTCCGCGCGTGTCTCCGCTGTGCCCTCCATCTTCTTGTCTACGTAGACTTGCATGGCGCGCGCACGCGCTGCCGCTACAACCTTTTCGCGGAGGAGGTCGTACATCTTTGCAAGATCCTTTATTTCCCCGTGTTCTTTTTGGATTTGGCGAATATACTCCCCATACTGATCCATAATAGAGTTTTTCGCCTGTGCATAAGCCTCCGTGCCTTGCTTCGCCTTGTTCAGCGCGGAGAAAAGCGCATTTAATTTGCTCTCCTCCTTTGATGCGGCCGCAGCAGCCACGCCAACGGCTTCGTTCGCTTCCGCTTGTCGGCGTGCGGATTCACTGTTGGCGGTGGAGAACTTGTAAAGCGCATAAACCAACCCCGCCACTGCAGCCGCAGCCACGAGCCAAACATTTGCACTTATAACCGCGATGAGCTTCTTTGCTGCGCTGACGGCTGCCAACTTCGCCGCAGTGAGGACTTTTGTCGCTACTGTTGTCGCACCGGTCGCACCGGCTTCGGCATACAGTGCGAGAATAGAAGCCTTTGTCGCCAGAAGAAAATTACTGACAGCGCCCCACACCCCGCCAAGTGTGGCGCGCAGTTGTGCAAAAGAAGAAGCCAAAACAGCGACTTGCGACGCCGCGGCGAGATAAGGCCCCGTTTCGTAAACCAATTCGCCGATTTTCGCCTTCACCCCGCCAATGTACATTTGCAGCTGCTTCATCTTGCCGACGGGCGTACTGGCGAGCTTCTGATTCATCTCGCCCACGTTGTTCGTGATGACTTGTGCCAAGACGGCGGCGCGCTGGCTTTCAGTGCCGTGCTCCAGCATCTTTTTTTCGGATTCGCTGAAAGTGATACCCACGCGCCGCAATGCAGTGACTTGACCTTGCATCGCTTTGCCTAACAAGTTACCCACCGCAACCGCGTCTTCCTGCGTGGCGTTGACGCCCTTTTGCTGCGCGAGGAGGTTGTTCATAGCCGGCACGAGCGTGCGGAGTGTTGACGCCTGCGTGGCGAACGTTCCGATTTGCTGCGCGCCGGCCACCTGCACCGAACCACTCACCACGCCGAGTTCCTTCTGCGCCGAAATCACGTCCTTCACACCCTTCACATCTTCGGCCGTGGCGTTCATGCGCTCCTGCATCACGGTGGTAAGCTTGGTGTTCGCCACCGCCGCGGCTTCATAGCTTTGCGTATAGCTGGCAAAGATTCCTTGCAACGAGCCGACCGCACTCTTGAGCGACTGGAACAAAGAGGCCGAGGCCGCCGCATTGATGAGCGACGGTTTGAGTTTCGTAGCTTCGGAGATCGCTTTTTGCATCGCCTCCTTCAAGCCTTCGGTGCTTTTTATAACGGCATCAATCGGTTTGCCGTCGGCTTCTATTACGATTTGAATGTCGGTCTTTGCCATTTAGTCGGTGCTTTTGTTGTTCAGTCTTCGTGCTAATTCGCGCGCGTATTGACGGCGAGCGTCAAGCTCTTCTGGCGTTTCCTCATGGGGTTGCGGCTCGTCCTCCTCGTCCCATGGTAGTGCAAAGAGTTTTTCGGGGGAGATCGTCTTGCTAATGTGTGGTTGTATGAGGAGCGTGGTTTGTAGCCTCATCCTTTGCCACTCATCGCGAGCCTTGTTCTCCTTTGCGTCTGTGTGTGCCTTCATACATGCCAGAAACTCGTCGGGCGTGAGGCGCACGAAATCGTCTAACTTCATACACATCACGCCCAACGCGTATCCGAGTAATTCCGAAAAGGCTACTTTTTTTTTGCGCCGCCTTCGGCTTCTGTGGTTTGGGTGCTGGCTTCCAGGGCCTCTGTCCATCCTGTCACGTCTTCTGGTGCAAGCCGGTCGGCGAAACTCATTAAATCAAGATCGAACGGCACGCCCTCTGCACTGCAAGCCGAAGCTACGCAGCACCAAAGGTAGGTGATCGTATCGCTCAGCGTTTGGAACTCGAGCGTGTCGTTACCCGTTTCGCGGGTATAGCGCAGCATCGCCCCCATCGAGGTGCGGGTGGGATACTGTTTGCCGTCGATCGTAATCTTGGGGAACTTCTTTGTGTTCATTTTCAAATTCCGAATTTAGTTGCATCGTAGACCGTTGGCGCGCCGGCAATGACGAACGACCCCGAAGCTTTAACATCCTGGTCGGCCTCAGTGGTCAGCGAATGGCTTTCAATGATAAAAGGTGCGGAAAGCCACGACTCGTCCGCACCGCGAGCTCTTAGTTCCAACGTTACGGGCTTCGCAGACATCCACGCGTTCAAATAGGCCTTGTAATCTGATTCTGTTTCGCCGACGTAGATAAAATTTTCGGCCTTGATGGAAATACTTAAACTCGAAACCGTTGCGTCCTTGAATTTCGCAGAACCCGGGGGAAGGGTGGAAACGGGTTTCACCGCACGCTGTTTGGTTTCACTCTTGAAATCAACTGAGAACGAGGAGCAGTGCCCCAAAGCTTTGCCTCCGATAATCAACAAGAGGTCGCTGCCGTTGACG